TAAATCACTAACAAATTTACCGGTATTAATAATCATTAATTTAAATTATAATAATTAATAATTAATATTTTAATTCAATTTTTACTTTATTGATTGTTCAAAATATCTTTAATAATTAATGTGCATTTTTTTAAACCATCAATAAAATCTTTAGTTTCCCATAATTCATTTTTATAATCAGATATTTTTTCACTATCACTTTCTTCATAATATTTTTCTAATACATCGTATATTTTATCTATTAAAATTATTAATTCATCATCATTGCAATCACGATTTTCTAATTTTTCTTTAATTCTTGTAATTGAAAAAATATTTGTACTTTCATTTTTATTTGAAATTATAAATAATTTTACAAATTTTAATAATGTTATTACTTGTGAATATTTATTATTTTCAAAATCATTTCTGATTATATTCCAAAATGCTTCTTGATAATTGTTGTCTAAATTTTCACTATCTACTATTACTGGCTTATAACTAGTAATTTGCTGTTTTAATTTTTCACCACCTACTTTTTCTGAACATTCTAAAATTATATTTTTACAAACATCTATTTGTTTCTTTTTTTCCTCATCATCATAACTATTCATGCTATCAACTGTTAAATTATGATAAACATGAAAAATATTATTTGTAAATTTTTTTCTATCACCTTCTTTCCATTTTTCAAAATTTATTGCAAAAAGCAAAACTTTACTTTTAAAAATAGTAGATTCTATATTTGTATAATTTATTAAATCCCTAGTATTATTATATAATATCCTCTCATCCTCATTCAATTCCAAATTATCTAAAACAAACTCTGGAAAAAAATAAATAACAAATGATGATAATAATACCTTTGGTTTTACACTTTTTATTCCTATTTTGTTTAATAATTCTTGCATTTTATTAATATTTTCTTCTGTCATTATTTCTATTTTTAACTCTTCAAAATTTAAATTAACAAATTTTTTCTTTAATTCTTCCATATTATATAAAAAAATATTTAAAATAAAATTATTATAAATTAATATATGACAAATATGCTGGATAGTTTAACAAATCATTTTTATAAATTTCTTCAATCTGTATTTTTAATTTATATAAATATATACAGCAATATTCAAATAAATTATAATATATATATTAAAGATTATGTTATTATAATGCAAAAATCATATTATAGTTTTTTTTACGACCAATATTTTTTATTAATAAAAAATGGAATAGTAATTGATGAAATAAATGATTTATCACTATTACCAATAAATAAATATGAATATTTTGATTTTATTATTCTTGTTTCATATGATGAAAATCTAAATATGTTTAATCATGTAATTTTAGATATAGAATATATTAATAAAAAATTCAAAAAAACTATTCAAAATGATAATGAAGATGATGTTAAATTAATAGATGATTTTGAAAAAATAAAACCTCCTTTCATGAGTATTGAATTAAAAGATATTGAAAATAATAATAAGACATATTTTTTGGATTTAGAAAAACCATATTATTATTTTAAAGATATTAAAATTTTAAACTATGAATTTTTAAAATATTTTATCTTTGAAAATTTTGGTGAGAAAATATCAGATAATTATATTTTAACTATTTTAACAAATGATATGAATGAAATTAAATTAGTAAAAGGTGATTCTTTTACCTTGAGACAATCTGAATAAATATGTAGTCAACGAATACAATATACCACCCCATACTGTATCAATAAAAATAACATAAAATGGCCATTTTTTAAAAATTGCATAATTTGTTGTTTCAAAAATACCATATGTAAATATTCCTAGTAAAAAAGCATCAAATAACGAAGCATTTTTTTGTATTATAAAGTAATAAATTGAAAATACTATTAAAATATAACATAGTATTGCACCTAATATTTTTAATTCTAATTTACTATTCTGTATTTTGTAAACAATTTTACCAAATACATTACCCATTGATGTTAAAAACACTGTATCTAATAATAAAATAATTGCTGATAATACAAATACTTCCTTCAACATATATATATATATATATATATTTTAGAAAAAATATAATAAAAATAATAATTATTTAAATATATGGCTGAATTTTCTGAAGTTTCAGTAGAAAATGTTAAAAACATTGAAAAACACAAAAAGGTTATTTTAAGTGAAGAACCACAAATTTTTACCATTGATAACTTTATATCAGAACATGAATGTGATTATCTAATAAATTATGCAAAACCTAAATTATCTCGTGCTTTTGTAAGTGATGAAAAAAAAGGTACTATTAGTAGAGGAAGAACTGGTATGAATTGTTGGATACCACATTCATCTGATCCTGTTGCGTTAAAGGTATCAAATCAAATGAGTGAATTAATTGGCATACCATTATGTAATGCTGAAGCTATGCAAGTTGTTTATTATGACATTGATCAAAAGTATGATAGTCATTATGATGGTTATATTAAAGATAGCAATGCAAAAAATATGCGTTGTTTAAGAATGGGTGGTCAACGTGTAATGACCTGTTTTCTTTATTTAAATGATGTTAAAAAGGGAGGAGCTACTAGATTTAATAACTTAAATATTAATGTTGAACCAAAAAAAGGTAAAGTATTAGTTTGGAGTAATTGTTATAATGGTACTACTAAACTACATCCAAATACATTACATGCGGGTTGTCCTGTATTAGAAGGTGAAAAATATGCTATTAATATTTGGTTTCGTGAAGCGAATGTTAAAGTACCATATACATATGAACCAATTGATAAAATTGAAGATATCCGAAAAAAAGAAGAAGTGTATAATATTGAGTTAAATAGTAGTGATAATAACATTCTTCATGAACCAATCAGTCAAGACCCATATATTACTCATTTAAAAAATATATTTACAGATGATGAATGCAAATTTATTATTCAAAATTGTAATAATGGTAAAAAACAATCACAAAATAGAATTAGTCATTGGATTAACTTAAAAAGTGAATCTATGAAAAATATTGTTCAAAAAATAGCAAATGTTTTTCAAATTTTACCTGAATACTATGAAAATATGAATGTTATTGAATATAATGTAGGTGCTTCACATGGTTCTCATTTTGATGCATTTAATTTACTCAGTGAAAGAGGTATGACTGAAAAATCTTCAAGAGGACAACGTGTATATACAATGATTGGTATGTTGTCAACATCAGATAAAGATGGTTTAATTAAATTTAATCATTTACCTGATAAAGCAATATTATGTAAAAAAGGTAATGCTATTGTATATAAAAATTGCTTAAAATATGATGAGCAAATCGGTAATCAACGCGATGAAAGATTAAGCTATAGTATTAGTGAAATTCAAAGCGATAAAATTTATCTATTTTATCTTTACATTAGAGATAAAACTTTAACAGGTAAATCATTAGAATTGGAAACTTTGAATAATGTAGAAGTTCACTTAAATAATGTATTTCTAAAAAATGGAGGAAATATGGACGATTTAAAAAAACAATTAGAAGCAGTTAATCAAAATTTAAAAATTATCAATTCTAATAGTGCTAATATTGCTACTACTGCTACTACTGCTAAACCAAATACAATTCAACAGAAAGCCGGTCCAAAACCAACCGAAATTGTTAACGATAATGAAGATTTTAAATCAACACTAAATGAATTCTACAGTAAAATAGAAAATGAACCACCATTATGTGTCTCTATAAATAGTTTAAGGTTCAGAAGATGTAATACTGATATTGATATTAATACTTTAAAAACACTAAAAGATATTAGAGAACGTAATAATAATTCATTATTAAATCCTGAAAATTTTAATAAGACATTTTTTCAAGATGAATTTAATCCATTAATTATTGAAAATGTATTTGTAGATGAAGCTATGACCAAAATTAAAGAATATTTCCATCACAGTATTGAAAATAATAAATTCTCATTAGGTGATGGTCAATCAAATAGATATAAGTGTCATAATGATGTAATGTCAAGAATTATGCATTATGAAGCTTTACCTGTTATTGAACATGCACTTGGAAAAAAAATGGTTCCAACATATACTTATCTATCATGTTATATTAAAGGTTGTGATTTACCTCCTCATACAGATAGACCAGATTGTGAATATACTATATCATTTGTAATTGATAAACCAGAAGGTTGTAATTGGCCTATTTATGTTGACAAAACTGTAGAACCAATAAAATCTAGAGGAAGATATAGAGATTATAACTTTGAAAGAAAGAAAAATTGTATTTTAGTAGATTGTTCATCAAATGGATTAATGATGTTTAACGGTATTGACCATATTCATTTTAGGGATGTTTTAGAAGGTGATTACTATTATATTACATTATTACATTATAGAACCAAAATGGAAGATTAAATTATAACATTAAAATAATTAAATAATAAATTTAAATATTTAAAACTTTTTATATTATTTTAAATATGAGTGAATTTTTGCATACTAATTCCTTTTTATTATTAGTGTATACTAATAAAAATTCTTATGTTTTTAATACTGCTGCTGAAAAAGCTGCTAATTGCTTTAACGAAAATAAAAAAGTAGGAATAATTTATGATGATTTTAACGCTGACCCTAAAATGAGATTAGAATGGTCTAAAAAATATAAAAATATGAAAATTTTATCTATTGCACCAAGAATTAAAACATTAAAAATGGATGATAAAATTTTTACTTGCGAAAAAATGGCTGGTTCAAAATATATTCCTAATTGTTATTATAACTTTGAAGAAATACCTGCAAATACTGACCCTAATCAATTATATTTTGTAAAAAAAAGAAATTCAACTGGTTCAAAAGGTGTTTCCATAGTTAAATATAAAAATATGAAAAATGCTGACTTAAAAAATACTGTTATACAAGAAAATATTATGAATCCCGACTTATATGAAGGTAGAAGATACAAAATAAGAATGTATGTTGCAATTTATAATAAACAAGTATATTTTTATAATAATGGTTTATCTACTGTATCTGCTGTACCATTTGTTTATAATTTAGATGTTATTGATGATTCTTATATTACTAAAATGAATATTATATATCAAGCAAATGATATTAAATGGTTTGATTTAAATTCACAAGCAAATAGAGATGCTATATTTGATAATATGGTTTTAAGTTTAAAAGATTTTGAAAAAATGTATAAAGAAGAAATATCTAAAATAGATAACAATGAATTTGCTGTCTTAGGTTTTGATTATATTGTTGACGCAGATTGTAATGTTCAAATTATTGAAATTAACCATCGTTCAAATTATCAACATCCTAGAGAAATTACTGATAATGTTGATGTGGGAATGTTTGTAGAATTATTTAAATTATTTACAACAGATACTAATGAAAACACTGATTTTATTAATATATCTACTTATGAAACTGGTGAAAACATTAAATTAAATATTTCTTTAGAAGACAATAATGAAAATGCTGATGAGGATGAAGAAGATGAAGAAGATGAAGAAGATGAAGAAGATGACGACTATGATAACACTATTTTAAAACAATTAGATTTAGATATATCTAGAATTATTAAAATGAAAAATAAACAATATGTTTATATTAAGCAAGATGATTTAGGTGGTTTATTATATGAACCAAATGAATTTGAACAATATAAAAAAAATTATGATTTTAAAATAAAAAATAAAGGTAGATTAGAAATAAAAGAAGGTAAATATTATTTTAAAGAAAATTAGTTAAATATTAATTTATATTTTTTCTATATAAATTAATGCGAAACGACATATATAATCATCTTTTAAAAAATATTCCTTCTCCTGAAAATATTCCTTGTTTTAATAAAGGAGGAAGGCTTATTATTTGCTTAATTGAATATAGAATTATGCCTGAAATTGATTGGGTTATTAATGCTGCTTTACAGGTCTATAAATCATCGGAAATTGGATTTTCAATTGTTTATGGAACTAAAAATGCTAGTTATATTGAAGAACGTTATTCAAAATGGGAAAATATTGTTTTAGTTAATACTGGTCATGAAAATCAAGACCGTGGCTCATATTCCGGTTTACTTAAAATGCATAGTTTTTACAAACCATATGAAAATTGGTCTCATGTTTTAATTTATCAGACTGATGCATTATTAATTCAAAAAATTAATGATGTATATTTTCAATATGATTATGTTGGAGCACCATGGAAATTAGATAATCAATGTGCAAAATATAATGCGGGAAATGGTGGGTTTTCACTTAGAAATGTAAAAAGTTGTTTAAAAGTTTGTGAACCTTTTAAAAATATTCCACATGAAAAAATGCACAGAGGGAATGAAGACATCTTTTTCTGTGAACAAGATAGTTTTAATTATATACCAATTAATACAGATTTACATTATAAATTTTCAATTGAAAGAGTTAAATTTCCTAGACCGATTGGTTGTCATCAAATTATGAGATGCTGGGAAATGAATAATGAAGAATATATGGATTTTATTAGTTTTGCATGGAAAAAATTAGTCTATAAAATCCCTTTGACTGAAGAAGAAGTTTTTGAAGATAGTAAAATTTATAACAATTATATTGGAAAATTTCTTGATAAAAAAGCTATTGCCAATAAAAAGCAAATAATTAGAGCACCTGTAAATAATACTACTAATAATAAAAATGATATCATCTCCAAAAACAATTATTTAAAGCAAAATGATATTGTTATTAATGAAGGAGAAACTAAAAATGTTAAAGAAATGTTAAATGTTTTGCAAAATATGGGTTCATTTCATGCAATTTATTTAAATGAAGTTAGAAATAAATGGTCTGTAACTTGTGATTGTGATTATGAAATATTATTTTGCCAAGGTCCTGACCCAAATAAATGCATTGAAAAACATTCTGTAGATAGAAAACATGAAGCAGGTATTCATAAATTAGAAAAGGGTTGTATTTATAAAGAAGATGATAAATATGGATACTTAATATTTTATCCTGGTTTTCCTGATGGTGGTAAAAGTTATGCAGATGTACATGCACCATGGGGAAACAACTTTAACAAATGCAAAGCTATTCCAAAAGATGGTTCCATTATTTTAAAATCATTTAAAAAATTATCACCAGAACAACAAGCTATAGTTGATAAAGAAAAACTAGAAGAGAAAAAAAAAATAGAAGAACAACAACAACAAAAAATAGAAAAGTTAGGTTTTGATAAAGTTAAAGAAAATATATTAGTTTATGACTTATTTAGCGGTGTTGGTTTTTACAATCAATTATTCTCTTTTGAAAATGCTGTATATTTAGCTAGTATTAGTAATAGACATCTCTTCTTAAATATTAAACATCCTTTAGTATCCTGTGGACGACCTGATAAAAGTTTGGGACCTTTAACCAATTACTTATCTGATGAATATAAACAATATTTACCAAAAGGAATTACTATTTTTACACCAGATGAAAGCTTTGATATTAATAATAACTTATTAGATATGCCATCTAAAATATCTAGCATGGTTATTGTTGACAATGAATTAGATACTCCAGAAAATAAAGATGATATTAATGAATTTTTACATTGGAGAATAAAACAAAATGGTAAAGATTTTTTTGATACATTGTTTAGTGATAATAAAATTGTATGTTTTAAAAAAAGTAATGCTTCCAGATTTTTTACAAATTATTACACTACTGATGAAAATTATAAACTAATGAGTAAAATTGCATATTCATTGAGTAAATGCCATCCTATAATTGACGAAGTTTTTAATTTAGTAAAAAAAGAACTTCCTGAAAAATATATTTCTTTTCACTTTAGATTTGGTGATTGGCATAAAAGTACAAAGGATATTTCTAGTGGAAATGATAATTATCAAAACAATATTTTCAACTGGTTGGAAAAAAATAATAATGAAAACTTACCTTTATATTTAATGGTAGATAGAAAGGATAATCCTCTTTTAGAAGAAATGAAAAAAAAATGGAATATCTTTTTTACAGATGAATTAATTAAAGAAGAACATAAAAATAAAATCAAGACTGTTTTTCCAACTAGCCATGTTGCCGAATTTTTAATTGAAAAAAAAATATGCGAAAACGCACATGATTTTATTGGTTCTCAAGGAAGCACTGTTAGTGTTCACATTCAGTATAATAATTTTATAAATGGTAAAGATTTTAATAAATATTTTTATACTAGGTCTACCGCATTTAATCATGAAAAACTTATGTTTAATGTAAATGATAATAAAAAATATACATGGGCAAAAAAGAATTATATGGGAGGTCATCCTATGTCTTGGAGTATGTTTTTTGAAGATAACATTTATAAATAATTAATTTT